AACCTGATCCAGCCCTTCAGCAATTTTTAGTAACTGCTGATCCGCTGATAATTTCGCAAGCTCGTTCACATCAAGATGCAAACGCTCAATGACATCAGCAGCTTCACCACCACCTGAAACTAAATAATCTCCGATTTTTTCAGAGGTATCTTTTAAAATGTCTGCCAGCTTTTCAGCGCTGACCTCAGTATCTTTAAACGCATACGCAAGTCCATTCAACTTGTTTGCAGACACGCCTATCGCACTGGCCAACATAGCTTGTTGCTTAATCTGCTTAGCGTTATGCGCAGTAAATACGCCAGCCGCCACACCAGCGGCCGCCACACCAGCGGAATAAGCGGCCGCACCAGACACTGTCTTTTTAAATGCACTACCAACTTTTGAGAGAGTTGAAGTGGAATTTTTAGCCGTTTTATTAAACTTTGATAAGTTCTTTTCGGTCGCTTCAATCGCTTTGATACCACCCTTGGCATCACCTGTAATGATGATGCCTGTCGTATAATTCTTAGCCATTTCCGCTTTCCTTATTTTTCTCTTTTGCCAACTGCTTCAATGCACCCTGCTCAATAAGCTGAACAGACTGAAAGACAGCCGACACATCTTCAACTTGCATCATCGACAAAACTGCTTGCAAAGCTGAATAATCAATTCCGACAAGGTGACCGTCCATGCCCGCATAACGCCACTGAGTGGCACAGTTTAAAAAGACTTGCAATGGTTGCCAGTTGTCTTCCAACACCTCAAAATCTGGATCTCTTTCTATCTCCAAACCCAGAGCAGACATATCGTCAATATCTTGCTGCGTGTATCGCTTGGGACTCGCCCAATACGAACCCGCTTCGATTAGTTTTTTCTTGCAATCTCACCCGACTGCACACGCCAAAATGCCGCCGCCAGTGCTTTTCGCGCTTCGACAATTTCCAACAGACTGTTAAGGTTTTCCGCATTAAAAGACACCTCATTTTTTTCGTAATCGAGAACGCCTTCCCAATCAATGAGATTTTCTTTGATCAAATCGTTTTCTTCCACATCACCCGACTTAACACTTTCAACAACATATCTAACATCTGACACTGCAAGCTTTCTAAAAGTCGCAACAAAGTCGCTCTTTTCTACTTGATTCAAATCGCCTAACACTTCGACGACAACTTTTGTTTTAATTTGATTTTTGGGCGCTAATTTAAAAGCCATTTTCTTTCTCCATCCGTTGTAATTTGTTTATCCGTTATGCTTTCAAAATAAAAAGACAGTACCTGCCACGGATAACAGCAAGCACCGCCACACCTGAGGTGTTTGGATTACGCTTACATTACTTAAACGTAAATTTGATCTCGTCATCCCCATCGACTGGAATGTATGCTGTATTCATCTGATACTGCAGCACACCGTCTGAGTCAGAATGACTGATGCTTGTTAACTGAACTTTGGGCGCATCAATTTGCACAACATTACCAGGTGTAATACCATGCACGACTTGAATGGCGCCAGTCGTGACCGATTCGTGCGACTCAACTGAAGCATAGAAGTTCTTAGTCGCCAGATCAGGTGCGTCAACTGTCAAGGATCCATTGACACTTCGATCAGTGACAACAACTTCTTTATGCCCAATCAAGTTTCGAGCACTGACACTCAACCCCATATCGACACTAAAATCACTTGCAATGGCATTGTGCCCAAATACTCTGAATGTAGGCGTGTTGTCTTTAGTGACTGGCAATGGCACTTTGAACGATGACCAATCAAATGTTGGCATTTCAACCGTCTCTGGACGAACATACAGACCCGTAAAGCTAAAGCTCAGCATTGGAATACCTTGTGCCGACAAGCCAAGTGAAACCGTGCCACGTGCACCAGGCATCTTGTGCAACTCGCCATCTCTGTAAAAATACAATGTTGCTGATTCCATTGAATTGGTAACAGGCTCATACACCACATCATTAGCTGAAATCGTTTCACTAAAAGCACAAGCACGAAGCAACACTCCGACCGATGGCGCTGTACCCGCCGCACCAGACCCAGCCAGCTCGACATCAAAAGAAACCGTGCTGTAAGGGTTGGCGTTAATTGATTCCTCGCCACCCAAAGTTGGTCGGTCTAGATCGCGGGAAACCGTGTTGCCCTGATAAGGGCTGGGTGACAACCCCTTGGTCAAAATGGCGTTACTAGAGGCATCTGGCAGAGCATCCACGCCGTAACTTGATTCAATTTTGGCTGTTAAGCCCATAACACGAGACTGTCTACTCATCGCTGCTTACCTTTTTATTAGAGTTTTTTGATTTTGATTCGGGTTGTTTTTTCTGTTTAGCTTTGTATTCTTCATACTCAGCCTCTGTTAATTTTTGATCGCCAACCTTAAAGTAACGACCGCCTTTATTCGCCATACGACCTCCTTAAAAGATTTTTAGGCACAAAAAAACCCGCATAAAACGGGTCTCTAAAATAATTATAATGATCGCGAATTCTTGACTAAGCCTGCTGTCTTATAACCGCTGTCTCATAAACCACGCCATACCAGTAAAGATTTGGCTTAACGTCCAACGGCTCTTCTTTTTCAATTTGAAACGGATAATAAGACCCGCCAATCTGCTTACCCAGCAGCGCATTGTTAAGCTCTGATAACACATCATCTAAAAGATTGGCTGGCGTGGCTATTTGAAAAAGAAACTGCTTTGAGACAACTTGACGCACAAAATTATCAGTTTCTGATCTTTGCGCCTGCCCACCCAAAGGCGCAATATAAATAGCAGGCACCCCATTCTCTAAATCAGGATAATCCTTAGTTGTAAATGCATTTTCTACCACTTGAACCGTTGGACAATTGGTCTTAACATGGTCAATAATTTCGTTCATCATGATTCGGCCACCACATGGTAAAGGCTTCCATTAACAGGGTTCTTTCTGACAACGGTAAACAGGCGTCCATTCAAAGTAAACTGCTCCCCATTTTTAACCCTATTAAAAACCTCTGGTGCCAGATCAAACACCCCAACATAACCGGTTAAAAACTCAACCCCCATATCCGACTCTGTATCAATATTGAAATTTGATACCAAATCAATCTCTTGATCGCCATCAGGAAAATGCATAACGGCCTGCTCCCCAAAAGCATCAAAAAAGGGACTCATATCCATGTCGATCATTTGATAATGCCCCCCTGAAGCTTCTCTAAGTGGTTGCTAAACTGAATTGCATGTTCATTCGCGATGAATTTAAACGCTCTATCCATTACTTTTTTGTCAATCATCTGCGGAATGGAAGGGCCTGAAAGCTTCGATAGCGGCAATCGTCCACGATGATTACGTGAAAAAACGTGCATATTATTGCCACGCCCAATCGCCATAAAAGCCGCATTACCACTATTTTTTCCACCAAAACGCACTAACCCCCTCACAACTTCACGACCACGTTTTTTTTTCATTTTGATAGACACGCCCGTTTTTTTGGACTTTCGTTTAGCCGCTCTAGACGCCATGCCATTTTTTGCACGGTAAGTGGTCACCGCTCTGCCACCAGAGTTTTTGACTTCTTTAGGGTCAAAATACATAAGGCTTAAACGACGCCCACCATAAAATATAAGCACGTCTGAACTATGTGATTTTTGACGTAAAATTTTTGAATGACTGTTAATATCTTTCGCCTTAACACTCCATTCTTCACGCACTAGACGAGACACTAACGTTCTTGTTTTTCGAGCGGTTTTAACATTAGCATGGCGTAACGCCTTTTTTATATGCTCTGGGTCAAATCGCTCTTGAAGCTTATCCAGGTCGTGCAATGATGCCAGTTCAATCATCTGCGTTCTCCAAATTGTCAACTAAACTCATCAACCAAGCCCACTTTAAAAATGGGCTTGAGTAAAAGTTTTGTTTTACAAAATATGGTTGCCCAACATTACGATGCCGCTCGTTTCAAACGGATCAACGCTTCAGGTCGGGCACAAAGGTTAAGCGGATTAGACTGCACCTCTAACTCCACACCTTTGTTGTACTTCATCGGTTCAGTTTTAGCATAGTGTGGAAGACCCACAGTATTGACCGTTTCAGCATAATTAGCAGGCGCAAATCTCGTTAAGAAAAAGTCCAAAACACCCACTGGGAAGGCAGCCGCTTCAGTCGCCTCAATCTTAACCGCAGAAGTCCCGTTATAACGCTCAAACGTTAAATTACCAAAAGTAAACGTCGCACGCCCATCACCACGTAATTCCGAAGCATGGACCGAAGCTAAATAAGTCTCCTTAATTTTTGGGTGCTTAATTAAGTCAGACCAAAAATCTTTACCACACAACACATGAATACGCTCATAAGACAAGCCACCCAACGCTTCTTCAACCGTGTCGATCACCTTGTTACACTTGTCACGCACTTCTGTCGTTTCGGCTGTTAAGCCCATCGGGATAATCGTTTCAGTTAACCCAAAAGCTGTGTGAATGCTTTGCAAATTACCTGCCGCATCCATGTATTTACCCTGAACTGCGGCAACACGATGTGACTCAATCGTGTACTCGTTTTTCTGAGCCATTTTCATTAGCTTCTGTGTAATCG